TAAAAGAAATTCAAGACCTACAAAAAAGTTTATTATATAATTTAGGTCAATTTGAGTATCAATTAACAAATTTAAAAAAAGATAAAGAAAAAATATCTTTAAATTTAACAAACTCAGAACAAAAATCAGCTAAAATAGCTAAAAAACTAGAAGAAAAATATGGAGGCGGAACAGTAAATATAGAAAGTGGCGAATTTATTAAAGCCTAATCAATTTTTACAATCTTCTCCAGTATTTATAAACAAAATAAACACATTATAAAATGGCAGAAGTACTTTTATCCCCAGGTGTATTAGCAAGAGAAAATGATTCTTCACAAGTATCATCACAACCCATAGAAGCTGGTTGTGCTATTGTAGGTCCTACCGTAAAAGGTCCAGTTAATATCCCAACAGTAGTAACATCTTACTCAGATTATCAAAACAAATTTGGAGCAGTAGTAGAAAGTGGTAGTAACGAATATACTTACTTTACTTCTGTATCAGCATATAATTATTTCCAACAAGGAGGAGATTCATTATTAGTAACTAGAGTAGTTAGTGGTTCTTATACTGCAGCTACTAGTTCTAAAATTGAAAATTCTGATACTGCGGTACTTGGAGGAAAAGCAAATGCATCATTTGATTATTTAGTTCCAGGTGCTAATTTTGGATTGCAAATAAACACTCCAACTACAAATCCAATGTTTATTTCTTCTTCTATTAATTTTAATCTACCAGGAGCAGATTTATATTATTATGCAGGTGGAAAATCTGGATTTTTAACTAGTGTAAATAGTGTAATAGGATCTTCAGGAACTCAAGAAATTACTATAAATGATGGGGGTGGAATAGCACTATCTATAACAGCTTCAGTTTCAGGAATTTCATTTAATGGTTCAACTGTTAAATCTGGTTCATATAATGATTTACTTCAAGAAAATGGTATAACAATAGCTACTTTATCTGGTGGAACAAATCCAACTTTTAATAATGCTTTAGAGTTAGAAACCTTAGCTGTAGGAGCGATACAAAATAGTACATCTGTAGAAGGTTCTAAAGGTCAATTACCTAGTGGTAGTAGAGATAATATTAGATGGGAAATAATCTCCCCAGATACAGCTTCAGGAACATTTAGTCTTTTAATTAGACAAGGAGATGATATCACTAGTCAGAAAAAAGTATTAGAAACTTGGACTAACTTATCCTTAGATCCAAATGCTTCAAATTATGTATCAAGAGTAATAGGAGACCAAAAACAAACAGTAAAAACTGATGGTAGTACTTATTATTTACAAATGGAGGGACAATATGCTAATGCATCTAGATATGTAAGAGTAAAATCTGTAAATAGTAAAACATTAAATTATTTTGATAACGCTGGAGATCCAAAACCACAATATACTAATTTAATCCCAGTAGTTAGCAGTGGTACGTTTGGAGCTGCTTTAGGCGTTGATTTTAATGGTATAGTAGCTAATTTTAATCAAAATATTAATGCTACCAATACACAAGGTTTAGAAGGAAGTAATTATACAACAGCATTAAACTTACTAGCAAATAAAGATGAATTCCAATACAATGTTCTTTCAATCCCTGGATTATATAGAGAAGATTATGCATCCCAAATATCCGCAATGGTTAATAATTGCCAATTCAGAGGTGATGCAATAGCTATAATAGATGGTGTTGCTTATGATAAAACTATCACAGCAGCAAAAACACAAGCTGCAGGAGTTGATTCTTCATATGCTGCAACATATTGGCCATGGTTACAAACCATTGATCCTGATTTAGGAGACCAAGTTTGGGTACCAGCTTCAGCAATGATGCCAGGAGTATTTGCTTATAATGATGCTTCATCTGAAGCATGGTTTGCACCAGCTGGGTTAAACAGAGGTGGATTATCATCAGTAATAAGAGCTGAAAGAAAACTAACAAATGGTAATAGAGATGAACTATATCAAGCAAATATTAACCCAATAGCTACATTCCCAAATACAGGAGTAGTAGTATTTGGACAGAAAACATTACAGAAAAAAGCTAGTGCTTTAGATAGAGTAAATGTTAGAAGATTATTAATTGCTCTTAAAGGATTCATTTCTCAAATAGCAGATAATTTAGTATTTGAACAAAATACGATAGCTACAAGAAATAATTTCTTAGCACAGGTTAACCCATACTTAGAAAGCGTACAACAAAGACAGGGATTATATGCCTTTAAAGTTGTAATGGATGATAGCAATAACACACCAGATGTTATAGATAGAAATCAATTAATTGGACAAATATATTTACAGCCAACTAAAACAGCTGAATTTATCTACTTAGATTTCAATGTAATGCCAACTGGAGCAGTATTTCCATCATAAAAATTAAAGAATTAAATATTTATAACAAGAAATAAATTAGAACAACATGCCAGTAATAGATCCAAACGAAATATTTTTCACCGCTTTTGAGCCAAAACAAGCTAATAGGTTTATCCTATACATGGATGGTATACCAAGCTTTATAGTAAAAGGAGTAAGTGCAGTATCACTAACACAAGGTGAAGTAATATTAAACCACATGAATGTTCAAAGAAAAGTAAAAGGTAAAACTACTTGGAATGACATTACAATGACATTATTTGACCCAATCACACCTTCAGGAGCTCAAGCAGTAATGGAGTGGGTAAGATTACATCACGAATCAGTAACAGGTAGAGATGGTTATTCCGATTTCTATAAGAAAGATTTAAGATTAGATGTATTAGGACCAGTAGGTGATATTGTTTCAGAATGGATATTAAAAGGTGCTTTTGTTAAAGAAGCATCATTTGGTGATTACAACTGGGATACTGAAAACGAAGCAAAACAAATAGAAGTAACGTTAGCAGTAGATTATTGTGTATTAAATTTCTAAAAACACTTAAATATTTTATTGAAGGAGATTTGGCTTTGCTAAATCTCCTTTTTATATTGGTATTTATAATAAATTAAAGTTATTAACAAATAAAAGATTATG